TTTTTTGCACCATCTTAGGTGTTCAATAAGTTTTTTACCACCATTAACTGTCTAAATCAAGCAATACAACCGAGAGTAGTGGGACCCCTTTTTTATTTAAGGGGGATTGACTTATATAAACTAAATTTAATTGGGATTGGGTGTGGTACCTCTATTGGTCCATGATTTGTGTGTGTAGGCGCGTTAGCGCCTACACAGAGAGAGTTAGTTAGCCCAAGTGTTAAGAGCGTCTTTCTTTATAACCATTGCAGGGCCGACTACAAAGTCATCATGACCGAATGCATACTTGTCTTTAGTAAATGTCATTCTCCATAATGTTGTAGCCTCTGGGTTTAATGGTAAGCCCATTAGTTTACCTTCTTCATTTAATAGAAGTAAGTCACCATTTGGTAGCTGTACACATTCAACCATGCCACCAACAAATTTAGAAACAGCCTTGTAATCCGGCTCATTCTTTTTGTCAGTGATAACCTTAAACTCTGGTTCAGTTGTGTTTATTTCTGTATTTGTCATATCATGGAACATATAGGATAGATCAAGCATTGTCAACAACCTTTATTTCTGTAGTTGTCCAACTATGATTGCCCCACCTACTCTCGCTCGTATGAGTTGTTTTCTTTGGGTCTTCGATCGGTGTTTCAAGAGCCTCGGTCCTTGGATATAACTGCACAAATTCTTCTATATGTTCTCTTATAAAATCGTGCAAACAAGTTTGGTCGCAAAAGTATTTCCACATTGAATTGGCTCTATATTCATTTACTGCAAACTTAATTGTCCTTAAAACTTTAGAGCCTTTGACACCACGAACTCTTGTGGTTGTCTGTCTTTTATGGCAACTCGGACCATGACACCAATTATAATTACTCATATCTTGGCAACCCCCCAAAAATCATGACTACACTTAAAAACAATAATAGTATTGAAACAATTAAATGTGATGTATGAAATGCAATAATCAGACTTACTTGCGCCATTGCTACACCTAATAACATTAATAGTAATTTCATTAGTGCCTCACTTTCCACGCAGTAGTCGCAGTTCTATAACCATGACTATCTAAATCATAATAAACATAATAAGGCACACCTTGTTTAGATGTTCCATATCTAGATTTTTCGTCATGCTTACCTTGTCTTGTTATGTGCTTCTTATGTTTAGAAGCCCAATAAGTTATGTAAAATGTTTTAGTCATATTTCTCTCTTTCTGTTATGGGACTATCCTATATTATAGGATAGCCCTTGTCAACACTTAATTTACACTTTGTTGCATTTGTTGTCTTGCAATAGCGATCTTTTGATCTCTAGTTAAGACCTCTTTATCTTCTAAAAGACTAGCCAAATTTTCTGGGCTATAAATAGAAAGTGCAAGACTTGAACTTTCATTCATCATTGTTTCATTTAAAACAACTCCGATTTTATCTGCAAGTGCTTTTGCTTGGTCAAATGTTCTATAAGATTTTAAACCTAATCTTAAAGTTTTCATTTTGCCCTCAACATAACTATACATCTGTTGATGTTCTTTAATAACTTCATCTGCACTAGCAACATACATCTTAAAAAAGTTTAATGTGCTTTCATCAACTTTGAATTGTCTTGAATGACAATAAGAACTACCAATAGTCCAAAGCTGAAAATCACTTTCCCATTTTGCAACAGGTTTAGTTATAGATTTATCTTCATTAGAAGAATTGCTAAAACCCAAATAAGTATTTACTGCACTCTCATCATTATAATACTTTGGATTTCTTTTTGAGTAGTCATCATTAATTGATAATTGAAAATCTGGGTTTAACCCCTTTGCTTTCAACTCATCACGATAATATGCTCTTGCAAAATTTCTACCCATGTTAAATCTTACATGAACTTCATCTTTGCTTTCATACTCTCTACCCTCATCATCAACTTTCATAATTGGTCTTTCAACATAGAAACAATTATCCTCATACAATTCGCCACCAGAACGATTGTATTTTTGTATCATTTTTCTAATTGTATCAATGTCCTCTTGTGGTTGATGATATCTTACAACTTGATTTATTTTTTCTTTTGCTTTTTCCCTCATCAAGTCATAACTTTCTTTTGCTTGTACCAATTTATCTTTTACTTTATCTTCGTAAAAAGATTGAAATTGGTCAGCAATCACTTTTCGCTTTTCTGCGTTAAGTGTTATTTTTCGTTCTTTAGTCATGTTTCCTTTCTGGTTATTATTTATTTGCATTTAATTATAATTAACACTTGACAATAGGATAGTCAAGCATTATAAGTGATTTATGAATAAATATGACAGACAAAAAATAAAGGTTGAAACTTTGCCTGATAACTTTGAAATGTCAAATAAACAAACTTTAGTATTAATTAGAGATTTATTTGAAATGGTAAAAGATAATAATGAGCTTATTCAACTAATGGATAAAAGAATTAAAATATTAGAATTAAGATTAAAAAATTAATTCTAACTGATCATGCCGGGATACAAAGACAACCGGCCTGATCCCTGGTCCTATTAGTGCTTCGGTCTATAGATCCGATTGTGTGAAGAGGACCTGGGATCAGTGTGGGTTACCATGACTGCCACTTGCAGAAACTACGGTTTTTGGCACTGGTCTTAAGCGGCAAGCTTCAAGCAATGCTTGACAATGGTTCAGGGATAGTGTAGGATATATTTAGAAAGGAATAATTATGGATACAACACAATTGAAAAGAATAGCTGATGCACTGGAGGAGATCCTTAGGCTGGTAAAAGAGGATCAAGAGAAGATGAGAAAGATAAATGAAGAGAATTAAACACAACGACTTAACCCATTATTTCTTGCGGCCGCATCAGGAGCTGCCGCAAGCTTATCTTGCCAGCTGTGAAAAGTTTTTTAAAGAGTTAAGCATCAAGCGGCAAGCTTCAAGCAACAAGCGCCAAGCATCAAGCTTGACAGATCACGATTCAAGGACTATAAAGGATTTAGAAAGGAATAAATTATGAAAAAAACAATTGAATTAATAAAAATACAACAAGAGACACTTCAGGACGTTATTCAATACCTGGACCAAATCAGTCACAGCGACACACATATTCGACACAAAGTTGATGTAACATTAAACCATCTTGATAAGCTAAAGGAACAATCGGAGGAGGAATTAAAATCATGAAAACAAGTGAAGCGTGGGCCCTGGTTGGAGGACTAAGCAAGCCATCAAAAATGCCTGGCTGGTCAATTGGTATACCTGCCAAAGAATGCAAGACTGGCGGCAAGCTCCAGCAGGTGAAGGGATCAGTCTGTTATGACTGTTATGCGCTCAAGGGCTGTTACGTGTTCAAGGTTGTACAAGAAGCTCAATATAGAAGGCTGGCAGCTATATCAAAGCCGCAATGGGTTGAAGCTATGGCAACATTAATTAATTCAAAAAAGCCTGATGTGTTTAGATGGCATGACAGCGGAGACGTCCAGGATCTGGATCATTTAAATAAAATTTATGAAGTATGCAGGGCAACGCCCAGCAAGAAGCATTGGATGCCGACCCGGGAGGCGTGGATCAAGGACCATCTCGACGGCAAGCCTGACAATTTAGTCATAAGGTTCAGTGCGCCCATGGTTGACCAGCGGGCGCCTGCTTCCTGGCCTAACAGTTCGGAGGTTGTTAACAGCAACGCCAGCTGCCCGGCCCCTAAACAAAACAATGAGTGCAGAGACTGCAGACAATGCTGGGACGCCTCAATCAAAACTGTTAGTTATGGAAAACATTAAAAAATTCCCGCGTGGAATATCGGATCAGGTCATTAGCTTAAGAGCTCACGACGGTGAGCGCGAGCGTGCACCTGGTCCGGGCCTCAAGCTTCAAGCTGCAGGCGTCAAGCTTTCGAACCAGCTTGTTCAAGCTTCAGGCGGCAAGCGTCAAGCCCCAGGCAGCAAGCTTCAAGCGTCAAGCCACAAGCTGCAAGCTCTCTTATTCTCGATCCATGGAACATGGATATTGGAGAAGTATTAGGGGGTAAAGGACCAAGGGCCTTTACCATGATAAATGTGTTCTGATTGTGTCGTGTGTGGAAGGCAATTTGATGTGGACTAAACCTAATTTTTTTACCCTTCGTTACTTTTAATTCTAAAGTACAAAAGTGCCCAGAAGTATTATAGACCAATAGATCAGGAGTACCGAGTAAGCTACTATTTTCAATCCTGATAAGTGAAAGTGACTTAAAATTTCTTTTGATTTGTTGATAAAATTTTGCCTCTGGACCCATGTCATTATCGAGGTAATTACCCCTCGCATTATGCGCCCGGTGTACGCAGATTCCCCGGTAAAATTATATTAGATGCTTCCGCTGTTTTTAAAACAAGACGGTGCGATTGATGGTTTTTGTTTAACCCAAATATAGTTTGACTGTTCTCTTGTACTTCCATTTTTTTAATTTCATGTAGTTTACCATTTACTTCAACGTAAAGTACGGCATCACTAACAGCATTACCTTGCCTTGTGCCTGCCTTATTACTAGCGGTAAAAGTAGAAAGGAATTGTTGTAAATCTCTTACTGTCATTTATTTTTTTCTGCAAGAAGTTTCTCTATGTCTGTTTTGTAAACCTCATTATCATGTTCTAATGCTTTTATGACAGCCACTTGTTGTATAACTTTAGCTCCCATATCTTCTATAATTTTTTTAGCTCCTGATAGTAAATTCTCTGTCTTAACCCATTCTGATTCTTTTTGTTTCCAATCCCATATTTCTTTTTTGTGCAACTCAACCAATAAAGATAAATCTCCAGGACCTCTGTCCTCAGACAGTTTTGTTTTACTTTCATTCTCGTGACTCATATCTTCTCCATGTTCTTTCAAATGTGTATATGTACGCTTATCTTTCATACCTTGACTTTATAGGACGATTACCTTAAAAAGTCAATATGGGAGTTCCAAAAAGATTAACAGAAATGCAAAAAAGATTCGCCGAGTTATTAGTATTTGGTGGACCTGACGGACCATTATCTAAATCAGAAGCAGCTGAGATGGCAGGGTATTCACCTAAACGTTCACGTGTTGAAGGCAGTGAGCTAACCAATCCAAGACTGTCACCACTGGTAGTACAATACATCGGTAAACTACATGACGAACGATTACAAAAACATGAAGTTAGTTATGCAAAACACATAGCTGAATTAGATAGAATTAAACAGGCCGCTTTGAAAAAAGGATCTTTTTCTTCTGCTGTAAATGCTGAGGTGAGCAGAGGTAAAGCAGCAGGACTATACATAGACCGAAAAATAATAAAGACGGGTAAGTTAGAAGATATGTCAGAACAAGAATTAGAAGCAAAAATGAAACAAATTTTAGACGACTACGCACCTCTTTTAAATGTGACACCTAATGAATCCGAGTTATCTTCTTCACACAAGAAGTTGGAAAAACAGACCTCTCCGAAAAGTGAATAGAACCATCTGACTCTACGTCATAACCTGCAAATATTCTTACAGTCTCTTCATCTTTACTAAACAACCAACCTTCACTTACAGGTGTAGCTAGTTTCATATCTTTAAACTCTTTGTCCGTACCCCAGCCACCTTCAGTGATGATATCAATCCAATCAATACGCACACGCTTGAATGGAAACGGCACATCTTGCTTAACAGTCTTTGGTTTAGTGTAGCTGTTGATTCTTCTAGATTTGTTTTTGGATTTCATAAATGTATATGTATGGCAAAAGTTTTAAAAAAACAATGAAAATGAAAAGCCTCGCGCATAGGCAATCCTAGAATTGACCTAGGTAGACAGAATAATCTGTCACTTTGATCATAAAGTGTCTACCTGAGTGTCTACCCTAAAGTCATATATACCAACACTTCTAGACGAAAGTGACAGAATGACATTATTTCTAGAGTAGTTTTTATTTTTTTTTTTATTTTTTTTCCCATACATATACATTGTCATATTACTTGCTTATCTGCCTTATTTCGGACATAATATTTCCTCATTATCGCCACTTTGTCTTCAGCTTCTGCCATAGTTTGTAACAATTTGTCAGCTTCGCCTGTAATATCCACGTGTTCCGGGATTATTATATTATTCTCACTTAAAGACTGTATCTTGTACATACAATCCTCAATCGTTGCTTCATATCTCTTTAGAAGCGTTCTAAACAACATATCGTTCATTTTGTAAAGTCCTCCGCTTTCATTGGTTTAGTTCTTTCCTTCTCATCGTGCATAAGCTCGTTATACATATCGATTCTTTTTAGTGCCTTATGTTTCCAGGCTCGAAGGTCAGCGCCTTCTGTTTTGAATTCTTGATAATATAGGTCAGGCGTGCAGACCATGATAACTCCTTGCTCAATCTTGCTGCCGTAGACGTAGTCGTGGGCCATTGCGTACATGGCAATCTGTAAATAATAGT